TCTTTGGATCATACATCCAATGTGACTTGAATTCAGATTCTTTCATGCCCTTATGCTTCTTCCATAAATCAGCATCAGCGGTTGTTCGAGTTTTTCCACCAGTAGCAAATGAATTGATTCTAGCATATCCCCACTGTTCTGGAGTTGTGCCAGGGCGATGTCCTGTTCTCCATGCCGCTACACCCCGATCAAATACCTTCTTGAGAATAGCATAAGAAATACCAGTCTTTTCTGCTTTCTTTTGAATACCTGTCTTAACATCTTCATATACTTCACCAAGTTGTTGCTTAATCCAATCTCTCGCAATCTTATTTCTTGGAGTTGCATTAGCAAACTTAATCATCTTCTTATAAGCATCAGTTGTTGCTTTCTGCCAATTGGCACCCTCGGAATTATCCACAATTACAAAGTTATCTTTGAAGAATGACTGGAATTTACCAATATTCTTCTGAACACCGTCCCACATAATCTTTACTTGTTTCGGACCGAGTGTTCGACTTCTCATTGAATCTCTTTTAACAGCAGTTTCTAGATCAGTGTTTACAAAAATCATACCTACATCATAACCAATTTCTTTTAGTTTGTTGGCTTGCTTTTTAATCTTCTCATAATCTTTGCCCGTTCCATCAATCACCAAGCCGAGTCGTCCCTGAATGTAAAGACTCATCTGTTTAGCAGTTAAAGACTTTGCCTTTGCACGAACCTCTTGTCCCTTTGGAGAGAAGATAAATTCTGGCTCCATCACTCCACCTGCTTTTTCGATTGCTTTTTCAAAGGCAGGATCAGAGTTCACCAATTTAAATCCTAGAGCACCGAGACCTGTCTTACCCACTGTAAATGATTTACCAGAGCCTGGGCCACCTGCAAGGAATACGGCTTTAAAGATTGCAGGATCATCTACACCCTCTTCTACATTATCTTCGGCATCAATGATAGGGTTCTTATCTTCGCCAAACATATCTTTGAATTTCTTAGTATGTTTCGAAGGTTTTGTTTTAGCAGATGCATCACCAGGAGCTGCCTTATAAGCAGATGGATCATCATCAGATTTTGCGGCACCTTTCTTAAAGTGTGCTGCTCTCTTTGCTTTAGTGGACTTTGCCATCTCATCTCCTTCAGCATCCTTTGCAAAATACTTTGCGGGTTGAGAACCTTTCCTATCCTTAATATCCTTATCTTGTTTTACTTCGACAATCTTATTAAGGAAATATTTATTGTCATCTGAGCCTACGATATAGTTTGTACATCTTTCTGCAACTGAATGAATCTCGCCCCTTAAGTTTAAGAATCGATCACCAACAAGGAATACCTCTTCAGCAATGTATCTCTCACGAATATTTGATGTCTTTAATTCAATATGCTTACGAAAATTAGTCATCTCCTTCAAACCCATTCTCTTCCTAAGAAGATTGAATACTGCTAATTTATCACCAAAGGATTTTGGAAGACCATTTGAGAATGATTGAAAATCACCTTCAATAGCAGCTGCTCTCATCTTAGAAGCAGACATGCCAGAAACATCATCTGCATCTGGATCACGATCTCCTGCAGACACAATTGAAATTCCTTCTGGAAAATCATAAAAGCCGTGACGAGCCTTAACACCATTATACTTGTTCAATAGAGATTTAAAATCTGAAATTCTATCAGCACCAACTACCATTGTGGCTTTTGTGTAACCCGCATTATAAAGATATACTAGTGCATCAATTGCATTTTTAATCTTCTTATCATAGATGATGTTGCGACCATGTTTTGGAAAGATCTTTCTCATCAACATAACCTTCTCTTTATACTCAAGAGGATCTTTCTTTGGGTTATTTGATTGAGACGCAAATATTTTATAGTCATTCCCTATAGCGAGACTAGCTACTTTAATCAGAAGTTTCTCATGCCCGCGGGTCGGAGGGTTGAAGCGTCCAAATGTGAACACAACTGATTTTGAGTTTTCTTCATTAAACTGTTTAAATCCTTTAATCATATCTTTATCTTTCCCAGCCTTTTATTACATCTTTGCTGAAGTTATTCATTGAAAATTCTAATCTATCAACTAATTTGACTGCACCAGAAGTAGTCTTATCAATAGCAACAAATCCTTCAGAACCTGTTACCTTGAAACCATTCTTAGTACGAACAAAGGTATCAAGTTGTTTTACCTTATCAAGTTTATTTATAATAAGAAGCTTAGCATCTACAATAGCATTCTGAAGCTCAAATACAAGTTGAAGGTTCTTTCTATTCTCTTTTGAGAAGAATCTCATCAATTCTTGTTCCTTCTTATCAACACCTTCTTTACCCTTTGGCGATTTTCTCTTTGCTCTTTCCTTCTCAAATCTATCTTTGAACCAAATGAGAAGATCATTCACATGCTTTGCTGGTGAACCAATTCTTTCACCTTTTCGAACAAGACTATTATTAAATGTTTCGAATTGACCAGCAAGTTGTGGATTATCTTGAATCTGTTTGAGTGTCGAACTCGCAATCTTCTGAAAGATTTTACCTGCATTACTCAATGCATCATTCACTTGTTTTGTATCGGTAGCGGATAAACTTGCCTTACCTGTCACATCTCTATATTCAGCATCTTGATACCAGATTGAAGGTTTCTTCTTTAAACCTTTTAGATTAACACCATAGGATGCTTTCATTGAATGAAAATCCTTACCTTTATAAGTTGTGTGCCATACAACTCCAAGATTTGCCTTAGCGATCTGTTTACCTAAATCTGATTTAACAGGAATAGCATAAACAATTGTGTTTGGCTGGAATGTGTAGTAAGATTCTCCATCAATCGATTCCTTTGCAACATCACCCTTTGTGAACATGATATCACCTTGAATCACATCTTTAATACCAAGATCTTTCAATTCATTAAAGGCAACTACTAATTTCTCAGCAAGATCACCAGATGTATCAGCACGAACATCAGCCTCTGATTTATATACCTTAGGATCTTTATTGAAGATGCCTTTCTTGGCAACAAAGAATTGACCATCACTTGGATCGATACCCGCAAACACTGCTGGTGCTCCATCCCATTTTACAGTAACATCATAATTCTCATTACTATTGCCTGCCAACATATCTCTCATTGCTCTTAAAGCAAAGATGGCTTCTCTTGCACCTTTAACACCACCATAAATCACTCGGTCTTCCAAGTGTGTCATGTGAGTATTCTTACTCGATGTCGCTTCGGCTATAAATGTCTTAAATGATATCATTATGGTGCCAATTTAATTTCAACTTGTTTTGGTTTTACTTTCAAATCTTTCTTTAGAAATTTGGTCAATTGTTTAACGGCGCTTTTATATGTTGACATTGCTTTTGAAAAGAATGTATCTTGTTGCATTCCAATCATTCCACCAGAATCTAAAGATGCTTTATAGTCAAATGCCCATGTTCCTTCGCCCTTAGGTTGTTGTCCTCGATGTGAGAATTGCCAAGGTGTTAAATCAATTGCATAACCTTCTTCGAGTTCTTGTTCCTCACAGAATGTTTTAAACTTTTTCATAGGCTCTTCTATCTGTATTTTAAGTGGTGTAGTTCCTGCTTTATAGAGACGATGATATTCCATCTTAGACACATTAAGAATATCACCAGCTTCTAACAATTTTGGTATATCATTATCCATCTGAAACATCCATCCATCACCCTCTAATATTGTAATAACACGATCTACTCGATCACGATGCCAAACTAGTTCATCTGATTCAATATCTGATTCAAATATACGAATCTTTGTATTACCTTTTATTTTATCTGTATATGGTTTACTCATATTACCAAAAAAATGCACCTCCACCTTTTAAGCCAAGTTGTGATGCATATCTTGGAAGATTGCATGACCAGTAACCTGCTTTTGTTTTATCTTTCTTTGCTGCACAGTTGTGTCGAGCGGCGAAAGATTTTCTTGCTTAGGGATCATCAATCTTAGCTTTAAGACCTGATGTATCTCCGAATTGAACCTTGATTACATTACCCTTATCATTCTTCACATATACGTAAAATTTCTTCTTTCCACCTCTTTTAGGTTTATTCAATTCTACATCATCGCCTTTATATTCTGCTTCATTAATGAATGGATGGTCAAGTGGAACTTCTTCACCTTCGTAGAGACCAAACTTACCAATGTCTGTTGACATAAGATATTCATCAAATTCATTCAAATATGTTGGAGCCGTAGCAGATTCTTTCATCTGTCTAGCATATTCAAATAACTTATAATAGTTTTCTGAATGTGGACGAAAGATATTATGTGCGATGGGTATTTGATTCTCTCTATGGAATCTCAATGCTGCTTCTAGTTGATTCATTACTTTTCTTTTAATATTATATATGCGCTTGAATCTGATGTTGAACTACCTGCGTAATTCACAATCTGTGTAATAAATTGATCTGCTTTCTTGCCACCATCGCCAATCAGATTGAGAATATATAGACCACCAAGTTTACCGTGAATCCATATATCAGAATTTCTCTTAATCTTACCAAGCTCTTCAATGACATTTTCTTTTGAAATAGTCTTGTCAAATTTCTGAAGCATCGCAGTGAATTTATTAATTGCTTTTGAATTGCCAGCTGCTATTGCTTTAGCCTCTTTTCTGAGATCATTATTTTTAGGCAATCTCTTCTTATAGATTCTCTTTGCTGCATCTTGCATCACACCCCAAGATGCACCACCTCCACGAGCACCTTTACCTTTAATCTCTGCTTTATGTGATCCAAATGCACTGTTAGCTCTTAGATCAATCTGTCCACCCATAAAGGTTACATAATTTGCTTTAGATGTGTACCATTCACCTCTTGCAATGGCTTTGATATGACCACCACTAAATTTATAATCAGATGTTAGAGGTGGTCTTTCAATATTCTTCTCAACACCCTTAACACTCTTTGCGACTTTCTTCAATGAGATACCAACCAGTCTCTTTTGAAGATATAAATCGAGTATATCATCATTAAAGCTTTCAACTGTTGATGTATCAAGTTCTTTTACTTTAAAACCTTTTTCTGATACCCAAATATCACCAGGATTCCATTTATCATCTTTTAACGGTTTAAAATCATTGTTCTTAAAGGCTTGATCTTTCGAAGAATATAATTCTTTCATCACTTTATCATCTCTATGAAAAATCATATCACGTTCAATCAAATGATTTCTGATAGCATATTGAGCCGTAAGATATGAAGAAATCTTCCAACTCTCATCGATATTAAGAATTTCTTTGATAGATGTTTTTCCAACAGAAACCTGTTTAAATGCTTTGATGAGAACTTCATCAGTAAAGCTTTCCATTGGTTTATCATAACCAATATCTAACATAGCAGCCATCCACACACACTGTGCAGATTCTCCGATTGCTGTATTGGCTGTACCACCACCTGCTCCAGCACCACCACCGAATTCTGGTGATTTCAATATATCTGAAGAAGAAATAGTCTTGCCATTAACACCAGAGAGTTGGAATGCTTTACCATCTCTTTTGAACTGTTCAATTGCATCTAAAGCACCTTGAACACTGGCAACTGTTATCTCTCCACCTTTATATAATTTTAAAGGGATTTGTTTTTTAATAAGATCACTGAGAATATCGAGTCGTGATTGACCTTTATTAGGACCACCTGTTGCAGGTTTCTTTAACTCTGCAGGTGTTAAGTTAGTGGCTTCTACTATAAACTCTTTGAAAGATTGCATGTTTCCCATAAATTAATGATAGTGATATTTATATCTATTTATAAGATTTCCACTCTTCATATAGCACATTTGATCTCTCATATGTCTCTTTTTCCCATGGCTCATCACTTTTTAACTTAGTCCAATCAACTAATTCTCCCATCCATTTACACATCTTAGGTGATCGAATGAGATCAACTAACTCACCCCTAACATATTGTTTAACGTGTATCATTTCATGTGCGAGTGTATCATGAATATCATCTAAGGTTAAGGAAGAATCAATTCTAATTGTGAAATCTCTTGGGTTATGATTATTATCATTCCAAGAACAGTCACCGTAAAGACCTTCTTTATCGGCTAGATTCCTTATAAGTTCTATATCAACTTCAAGGTTCTTTAATCTAGGCATAAGTCTTTTAACATAAAAAAAGAAAGCACTTTCAAGTTCAGATCTAATCTTCTGATTTGAACCCCTTATTGATAATGTAATCATATCAGATCTTAAAGGTTGAGAAATCAGAATTGGATTGCGTTTGTGGAGTAGAATCTGATGAACCATCATTAGATAGATTCTGTGCAGAAGTTTCAACATCATACAATCTCATCTTGGCACGATCAATCCCAACGACGAATCTCTTGTTGGCTGTTGGATCATTATATCGATTCTTGAGTTGTTTAACCATGAGCTGATTCATACCCTCAAGCTGTTCAGTTGAAATAAGAGCGAGCATCAAGTCACAAGTTGCAGGAAGACCGAATGATTCTGAAGTATCAGTAATCTCAACGTCAGAATTACCAAATCCAGTTCTTGTTACCTGAGTTGCAGACCAGATTGGTACATTGAACTCAACAGCAAGTCCTCGAAGTTCCTCCGCGATTGCTTTAACAAAAGAATATGTATTGATAGATCCACCAAGACCTTTCATTCGTGAAGAAGCCGCAATATTAAGATAATCAATGAATATAACATCAGGTTTGAAGTCTTTCTTCAATCTAAGTTCATCAAGCAAGGCTCGGAAATGACCAGAGTGAGCAACAGCTGTTGGATATTCCTTTACAATCAGTTTACCATTAGTCTTTGATTGAATCTTCTTTACCTTAGAATCAAATAGGTCTTTGGGTAGATTCTCAATATCACCGATATCAATATCAAACAGATTTGCATCAATACGTTCAGCGATCTTTTCTTCAGCCATTTCAAGTGTGATGTATAGAACACTCTTACCTTCAGAT